TGAGTTGAATATATCGAGCAATCGAGTTGTTAGAGCGAAGAATTGGGGAGAATGGAATAATGTTAGTGAAACTATTAAATGAATACGCACAATTACCAACTAGAGGAACAATTGATAGTGCAGGATTAGACATATATTGTCCGTTTAATATAACAGTACATGCAGATAGTCAGAAGCGGATTCCATTAGGGATAGCGGTTGAGATACCTAAAGGATATGTTGGGGTTCTTGCACCTAGAAGTAGCCTTTGTAAAACACCATTGAGAGTACCTAATAGTCAAGGTTATATCGATGCAGATTATAGAGGGGAACTAAGCATTGAGTTTGAAAATATATCTTGTAAAGATTATGAAATTTCAAGAGGTGATCGTATAGCACAATTGATTATCACACCTTATTTGAACGTAGATGTAGAAGAAGCACAAACACTCAGCGAAACAGAACGAGGTGCAGGCGGATATGGTAGTACTGGCAAATAAAAAAAAGACAGTAAATAGACAGAAAAGACAGTAGAAAGACAGAAAGTAGACAGTAAAAGGAGAAAAACAAATATGAATAAATTAGTATTAGCAACAATGATTATGGGTGTAATTGGTGGCAATGTGTTTGCAAATGGTGTAGTTACAGGCCCTGTAGAGCCTAACACGCAAGCACCAGTAGTAAGCGGTTACAATTCAGTAGCCGTAGGGGCAAATACAGTAGTTACAGGCACAAATACAATTGCAATTGGCCGTGATAATAAAGTAACAGGAAATGATAGCGTTGTAATTGGTGGTGGCAATGGAACAATTGAAGCTGATCAAGCAAGCGTAATTGGTTACAACAACTATGTAGGCAATAATAAAGAACAAACTGTATTGGGTGCTAACAATACTGTAGACAATCAAGGTGCAGTAGTAGTAGGCACACACAGTGTAGTGCGTGGTATTGATGCAGTAGTCATTGGTAACAATGCATCAGCACCTATTCAAAATTCCGTAGCGATTGGCACAAACAGTCAAACGGATAACCCTGTAGGTGTTCGACAAGTTGTATTGAATGGGGTAACTCACGTGTTCGCAGGTGAAAGCCCTAATAGCGTAGTATCCTTTGGCAGTAAGAAAAGTGATACATACAGTGGAATTAGTAACTACAACCGACAACTGCACAATGTAAGTGCGGGCCGTGTAGACCCTAGCAGTTTAGATGCGGTAAATGGCAGTCAGTTATTCGCAGCATATGACGAAATTGAAACAAACGGAACACACATTGCCAAACTTCAAAAAGATGTAAACTGTTTAGATAAACGAGTTACACGAAATACTACGAATATCTCTAATTTGACCTCTAAGGTGGATAACGGATTTACAACGATTAACAACACTCTAAACGCTACAAACGAGCGTGTAGGGCAAAATAGCCAAGCCATTTTGAATAATACGGATAGAATTAATAACCATGAAACACGTATTACAGATTTGGAACGTAATACAATGGGGCAAATCTCAAACGTGATGCACGAAGTAGCAAAAGCTGGTGCATCTAATGCAGCACTAAGTGCGTTACACTATCTAGGCTACAATTCCGATGACAAACTAACATTTGCGGTTGGTTACGGCCACTATAAAAACGCAAATGATGTAGCACTTGGTATGTTCTATGCACCAACAGAACATGTTATGTTTAGCGTAGGTGCTACTCTAGCAAATAAGATGATTAATGCAGGTGTATCTTTTAGACTTGGTAAGGGTTCTGAATATGAAACTAACCATAAAGGCAAAATCAAACAACTTGAAGAATTGGTGAATCAATTAGTAGCGGAAGTTGAAGAATTGAAAGCTGGTAAATAATGTGTACACCAATAGGAAGATATAAAGACGATGTAGAAAAACTACAAAAGAAAAAAGCGACTAAATTTGCACAAGAGTTATTCTTTAATGCGATCATGGGTGTATCGCTAGTAGCTTTGATATTTGGATTTGTGATTTTGATTAAAGTATTGGTTGGATAGATATAGGCGGTGAAATATCCGCCTTATCATAAGAGGAAACAATGATGGATTTTGAACTATTATCAAGTGCGATAACAATTGTGCATGGTAACGATATATATAAGCCTATCATAAGAAGAAGGCCAGATGGTATTTTTGCTGAATATTGTATAGGTGGTGTAAACACTGCAGTAATGATAAGCATGTTCGATTTAAGAGAAGGACGAATGTCATTAGAAGAATATACAAGATTAGTACGAAAAAGAGTATTATTTGAACATATGAATTTCGTTGAAAGTGAGCGTGAGAAAGAATGGAGCAATGCGTATATGCAATGGAAAAAAGAACAAGAGGATAACAAATGTTAGGTTATAGCGGATATACAGAACATTCAGATTATTACATAGCACCTCATGATACATGGGAAAGTGCGTTTGAATTTCTAAAGCAACTGGCTTATGAAAGTGGCGATAATGAATTTTGTATCGGTGAGGTGCATCAAACAAGCGTGTTAAAGTTTGGAAATATAAAATGGTACAAATGGAATGAAGATAAAGGAGAATGGGAACATGAACGATAAACAATTTACAGATGAGTTATTCAAACGCATGTATGATCTAGGATACAAAAAAGCGGAAATAGAAAACGGAACGATATTCTTTTACAAAGACCGTGAATGTATTTCGCAATGGTCAAATAGAGTTGATATAAGAAGTACGTGTTTTACAGAAGAAAATCAACAGATTGATATTGCAGCATATCTAGGTGTTGTTGATTGGTCAAAAGTGGAAGTTGATACACCGATTTTTGTAAAGAATAGAAGTGAAAATGTGTGGAAGTGTAGATATTTTGCCAAATATGAAGATGGAAAAGTGTATACGTGGTGTGGTGGAAGAACATCTTGGAGTAATGTAATAGCTTATGAACCTGTTAATTGGGAGTATGCGGAACTAGCGTTTAAATAGTGAGGTGGAATGCTTGGAAGAATATGAAGAAAAACAACTAATAGAAAAGGCGGTTGAGTACCTACAACCTGTTAAGTTAATTGATGTACAGATTGCATCAATTAAAGAAGAAATCAATCAGTTAAGAGCGAACCTTACATCTATAGGTGCGATTGATTACTCAAAAGACCGAGTAACAGGCGGTGGAACTCCGCAAGGGTTAGAGGGGAGCGTAGCTAGATTTATTAATACAGTAGCAGAACGTGATAAGCGTATTGATGAATTATCAGAGTTAAAATGCGATGCGATCACATTGATTGATAGCCTAGATGAAAAACTAGGAGCGGTCATTCTAAGATATGAGTACATATTGAATACCACAACGGAAGATGCGTACAAGATGATTGGAAATTACTCAACTAAACAGGCGAAACGATATAAGCAACGAGCATTGATTGAATGTGGCGAAAAGTTGTCCGCAAATGTCCGCAAATGTCCGCAAATGTCCGTATAAGTCCAAGTCTATATATAGTAGAATATAAGGTGTAAGAGTTGCCAATGAGCAATTCTAAGAACTAAATAGCAATTGAGGTGCGGTTTTATATTTTGTATTTGAAAATCAACGAGTATTGTTTCTAAGTCATTACAATCTATATTATTTTCTAACTGCACCGCACCTCTTATATTGCATTTTGTAAACTAATACCGCACATATAATCCTTTCCAATATTGCAATAACAACCAACTATACGTTTCATGAGATAAAACCTTAAGCGAAAAAATGTTACATACTACAAACAACTGGCGGTATTAGTTTAGAGAGTGCAATTGCATATTGAAAACTAAAGCTATATGTTCCGTTGGGAACCGAGTATTGTGCGAGAGTTAGACAGAGTGAGCTAACCATGATTACAATTCATATACTCGTGTTGGCGAATAGCTAACTATATAACTTTGGTTTTGAGTATACAATGAAAATGAATAAAACTATCACATAATGAGGTATATCCACGGCGATATATCTCATTTTTTGTATAAAGTTATCAAAAGGGGAGAAATGATGACTGATATATTGTGTTGTAAGAGTAAATGTCTTAACAACAAGAAAGGGAAATGTACGGCTAATGTCATTGAGTATGACGGATTATGCCAAACATACATCACACAGGGGAATGCAAGAAAAAGCACATGCGGTTTGTGTGTTAGATCTAATGGAAAGCTGAAACGGAAAGGTGGTGAAGTACTAAAATGATTAAAGCGATTAAACAATTCATCAAGGATAGAGCGTTGTTCAAAAAAGCTGCACAAGATTTAGATAATAAAGACTTACAGGCAAAAGCAAAATATGCGTTTGAACATAGAGATGATAACGTATTAAGCATTATTGATTGCCTAGCTATTGTGTGCGGTGTATTGATTATAGTCGGTATTGTGTGGTGCTTGATGTGAATTATCAACCAACGATAAAGAAATTACTTAAAGCATTACAGATGAACGGCAGGCGATATGTAGTCGATGCAAGGCAATCATGGAGTAAATACGATAAGCCGTGTAAGGTGTATATCGTCAATCGAATGTACACAGAAGAAGAGTACAAACTGACATTCCCTCATAAGTACAAGAAAGGGAAAACGTTCAAGCAAGGACAACTCTATAAGAAAGAAAGTGAGTATAGCAGTACTAAGCAACATGAAGTACTGCTATTTTTAGTTAGAACATATAAAGGTGGTGATTGATATATGGCAGATGCTAACACCTTAACAGAAAAAGAACGTATATTTGCAGATGAGTATATCAAGACTACCAATGCAACACAGAGTGCAATTAAGGCTGGATATGCGGAGAAAAGTGCATCAAGCAAGGGAAGTCAACTATTAAGAAAAGTAAAGGTACGTAAATACATAGATTCCGTAATGGAAAAGCGAAGTAAAAACACAATCGCAACTGCTGATGAAGTGCTGGAGTACCTAACCAAGGTTATGAATGGCGAAGAAAAAGATGCATTTGGTTTAGATACCTCAATTGCAGATAGAACTAAAGCAGCCGAGTTGTTAGGTAAACGGCACATGCTATTTACTGACAAGGTAAAACTTGATGCAGAAATAGAGATTGATATATCCGACCGCATGAAGCAAGCAAGGGTGAAATCTGATGAAGTACAACAAGGCACAACTGATTGATGCGTTGGGTTCGTTCACTCATGATCCATTAGGCTTTGTTTATTTTGCATTTCCTTGGGGAGAAAAGAATACTATCCTTGAAAGTTTCGATGGGCCAGATAAGTGGCAGATTAAAATCTTGAAAAAGATTGGTAAAGAACTAAAGAAAGGGAAAAGTCTTTCTAAAGCAATACAAATTGCGATTGCCTCTGGACATGGTATCGGAAAATCAACATTGGTATCATTTTTGATTTTGTTTGCCATGGCTACTCACGAAAACACAAGAGGAGTAGTTACTGCTAATACAGAAAAGCAGTTAATATCTAAAACATGGCCAGAACTTAACAAATGGTACAACTTATTTATTGGTAAGGAATTATTCACGTATACGGCTACTGCATTGTTTAGTGCTGATAAACTATATGAAAAAACGTGGCGGATAGATGCCATTCCATGGAGTGAGAGTAATCCAGAAGCATTTGCAGGATTACACAATCAAGGAAACAGAATACTTATCATATTTGATGAAGCATCAGCTATATCTGATAGTATTTGGGAAGTAACAGAGGGTGCTTTAACAGATAAAGAAACAGAAATTATATGGTGTGCTTTTGGTAACCCTACACGGAATAGTGGCAGATTTAGAGAGTGTTTCAGAAAGTATCGTAAATATTGGTATACAGAACAAATAGACAGTCGAACTGTTAAAGTATCAAACAAAGCGAAATTACAAGAATGGGTAGATATTCATGGTGAGGATAGCGACTTTGTAAAAGTGCGTGTACGAGGGATATTCCCTAGTGCATCGGATACACAATTTATATCCGCATCAATCGTTGATGAAGCACAAAAGCGAATGTACAGAGTTGGTGAGTTTAACAACCTACCTGTAATTATCGGTGTAGACCCTGCATGGACTGGTGGCGATACATTAGAAATCGTGATGCGTAATGGTTATTCCATGAAGTGCTTGGCAACCATTGAAAAGAATGACGATGATATGCGTATGGCCAACCTCATAGCACAGTTTGAAGATGAATATAAAGCTGATGCAGTATTCATAGACCAAGGGTACGGCACTGGTATTTACAGCATTGGTAAGTCAATGGGTAGAAAATGGCGGTTAGTTGCCTTTGGTGGTGCTAGTCCTAACAATATGTATCTCAACATGCGTGCGTACATGTGGGGTGAAATGAAAGAATGGCTAAAAGAGGGCGGTTCAATTCCTAATGAGCAAGGACTGTATGATGACCTCGTAGGGCCAGAAGCGATCATTGATAAGAATGGCCGTATCCAACTTGAAAGCAAGAAAGACATGAAAGAAAGAGGCTTACCATCTCCGAACAAAGGCGATGCATTAGCCTTGACCTTTGCATTTAGGGTCACTAAAAAAGTAAATGGCAATCACAGAAGAGTAGCGAATACAGAGTACAAACCATTTGGGTAAAGGGGGAATGTGAATGTGTATGAAAGCTAAGACACCAAGTGTTACTACACCAGCACCTGCACCAGTCGCACAGACTGATGACATGACGCAAAAGAAAGATGAACAATGGTTCACCGATAAAAAGCGTAAGAAAACTGGTTATGATAGTACAATTTTAGCTAGTGCGTTAAATCAAGCAACAGGCAAAACAACATTAGGCGGTTAATATGAGTACTATCTTATCTAGTTTGGCAAGGCAACCTACAGAAAAGCCTGTAACTAAGCCAAAAGACTACAAGAAAATAAAAGCTAAATTCAATCAGATGTTCACCAATCGTCAAAAGTACGTTGAGAAATGGAAGATGATTAGAGATTATCAGTTGCCATTCCTTGGTGTGTTTGATGGTGAGCAAGACCAATCGAAACTATATACCGATAAAATCCTTACTGGTATTGCATGGGAAAGTTGTCAAATATTCGCTAGTGGTGTAATGAGTGGAATGACACCACCTAGCCGTAAGTGGTTTAAGCTAACCATGGAAAATACGGATATGGCGGCGAATAGCGATGTAGCGAAAGTATTAGATGAACGTGAAGAAATATTGTATGCAGTATTTGCAAAATCCAATTTCTACAATGTGGTTCACCAAGTCTATATGGAGTTACCATTCGGACAAGCGCCGATGTCAATCATGCCTGATGGTAAAGTTGGTGTACGTTTCACATCGTATCCAATTGGCACTTACGCATTAGAATGTAATGCTAATGGTGAGGTTAACACGTTTGGTAGAAAGTACAATATGACTTGCGACCAACTCGTGGAAGAGTTTGGATATGATAACTGCACCGAAAAGATTAAAAATGCATACGATGACGGCAAGGGTAATGCAACTGTATATACTGTTTGTTGGCTAGTGTGCGAGAACAAAGACCGCAATGGAAAACTAGGTAATAAGAATATGCCTTACTCCTCTATTTACTGGGTTGAGGGGAGTAGGGATGATGAAATCTTGCGACATAGTGGCTATGAAGAATGGCCTATTCCAATTGCACGGCACACTACACATGACCTCAATGGTTATGGCAAGGGTAGTGCATGGTTCGCACAATCTGATGCGATGATGTTGCAGAAGTTGGAACTAGACCGACTAACCGCTATTGAGTTAGGTGTAAAACCACCAATGGCCGTTACATCCGATGTGATTGGTAGTGTATCACTATTTCCGGGCGGTATAACAGAAGTCGATACAGGCGGTAAGGTTGAACCTATCTTTAACGTAGGTATCAATCTTGATTGGATTATGCAACAAATCATTGAAGTTAAAGACAGTATCAAGCGTGCATATAGCGCTGACTTATTCCTTATGCTGGACAACATGGACAACGGCCAAATGACGGCAAGGGAAGTCATGGAACGCACGCAAGAGAAACTGCAACAATTAGGGCCTGTAGTGGAACGGCTACTATCTGAATTTCTTAATCCGATTATCGAACGTACCTATGCGATATTAGATCGTGCAGGTGTGTTTCCACCAATCGATGAAGCATTAGCGGAAGAGTTAAACGGACAAGATGTAAAGATAGAGTACATTTCACCATTGGCACAGGCACAGAAAGTATCATCCTTAACTTCTATAGAGCAGTATTTCGCATTCTTAATGTCATTAGCACAGGGCAATCCTAATATCCTACAAAAATTCAATTTTGAGGAAGCGGCGGATTATTATGGTGTTAATCTCGGTGTACCTGCAAAAGTAATTGTATCCAATGATGAATATCAAGCTAAGATGGAAGAACAACAACAGGCACAACAAGAACAAGAGGAACAAGCACAAATGATGCAAGCAGCACAATTAGCACCTCAAATGGCTAGTGCAGCTAAACAAGCGACTGATGCAGCAAATGATGGAAACCCTGTAATGCAACAGTTAATGGGAATGGGGTACTAGATGAAACAAAAAAGAGATTATATGCGAGAGCGCGATATTGAAGCGCTAAACCACGTACTGAGTGATGAACTCGGTAGGTGGTTTTTTTATCGCATATTAGATAGGGCAAAACTGAATAGCCAATCATTCACAGGCAACAGTACAACATTCTTCAACGAGGGAATGAGGGCTGTTGCTATTCTGTTGCAAAACGATTTGGGAAAGATTGGCGATGGTGTAGAGGGTGTTAAGAAATATCACCTAGCACAACTCGAAAATATTCAGATGCAGAAATATTTTAAAACGCTTGAAGAAAACGAATTAAAGAAAGGTGAATAACCATGGATGAAAACTTAGAACAAGGCACAAACAATAACACGGATAGTGCAAATGGTGGTACACCACAGGACACGAACACACAAGACCAACAAAGTACGATTTTAGGCGGTGGCGGTGATATTAACACCGACCAACCTGCAGAACCTACTGTATATGATTTCTCAACTGCATTTGAGGGCGGCGAAGTTGACCAAACCATCGCAGATGAGTTTTCAAAAATGCTTAATGGTGTAGGTGCAACGCAAGAGCAAGCATTACAGATGGCTAAGTTTGGTAATCAATATGCTACCAATCTTGTAACGGCTTACGAAAACCAAAAGCAAGAAGCGTTGAACGCACAATACAAAGGTTATGCAGATAACGCTCGTGAGGTATTAGGGAGCAAATTCGATACTACTGTTAGCCAAGCGGCCGCAGGTGTTGAAGCAGTAGAAAAGACAATTCCTAATATCCGTGAAATCCTAGCAGAAAATGGCTTGGGTAATCGTGTAGAAGTAATTCAATTATTCGCACATATCGCTAGTATGGCAAGCGAAGATAACAACGCAGGGAACAACAGACCTGCAAATAATCAATCTGACGAAGCTATTAGACGGAATATGTATCCGTCCATGTTTAAAGATTAAAGGAGATTAATTAATGGCTACAATTGGAACTAACAATCCTACATTATTGGATTTACAAACTCGTATGGATCCAAATGGTAAAATTGCACAAATCATTGAGCAATTGAACCAAACAAACGAAATCATTCAAGACATGACAATGATTGAATGTAATGATGGCACATCTAACAAAACAACTGTACGTACTGGATTACCATCCACTACATGGCGCATGCTTTATGGCGGTGTACAACCATCTAAATCCACTACCAAACAAATTACTGATACTTGCGGTATGTTGGAAGCATATTCCGAAGTGGATAAAGATTTAGTTAAACTTTCTAATGACCCTGTAGCATTCCGTGCAACAGAAGATAGTGCGTTTGTTGAAAGCATGGGCCAAGAAATCGCAAGCACACTTTTCTATGGTGATGAAACTACACCTGAAAAATTTATCGGTTTATCCGCACGTTTTAATACATTGGATACTAAAAAAGCTGATTGTGCTAAAAACATTATTGATGCTGGTGGTACTGCTAACCTTGCCTCTATGTGGCTTGTAGGTTGGGGGCCTCTTACTGTACATGGTATTTATCCACGTGGCAGTCAAGGTGGTTTGGAACAAGAAGATTTAGGCGAAGTAACAGTAACCAAAGCTGATGGTTCTATGTTCCAAGGTTATCGAACTCATTTCAAACAAAACATCGGTTTATCCGTGCGTGATTGGCGCTATGTAGTACGTATCGCTAATATCGATATGAAATCTATCAAAGAAGATATTTCCGCAGGACCTAACTTGATTAACTTGATGATCCATGCAGAAGAAAAAATGCATAGCTTAACTGGATGTAGACCAGTATGGTACATGAACCAAGAATTGCGTACATTCTTACGTTTACAAAAGAATAAAGTGCATGGTTCTACTATCACAGAAGATATGGAAATGGGTAAAATGGTTACTCGTGCGAATGGTATTCCTGTTCGTAAAATTGATGCATTGCTTTCCACAGAAGCACGTGTTACTGCATAGTAGAGAGGAGAAAATACATGATTATCGATACTTTAAATACATTCCATTGGAAACGTGAATTATCTGGCAATGTCAGCTCCGATGTTGTAGTTACTAGCGGTGATGCTGACCCTAACTTGTGGTTAGTTGTTCGTGTAGACAAAGCATTAACTGGTACTGCATTGATTAACGTATATACATCTGATGCAGAAAACATCTCTAACCCTGTATTGTTGCATGGTATTACATTACCAGCCAATGCACCAGCTGGGTACGAATATAAAGTACGCTTGGCAAATGGTGTTAAACGTTATACACGTGCTAATGTCAACAATGCAACGGCTGGCACAATTTCTGTATTCTTGACTAGCGGTATTACAAGTAAATAGGGGGTAGCATGGAATACATTGCAAAAGTAACTTTGTATCACAATACAAAAGGGTTAATTAAAGAAGGACAAACAGTAGAACTTACAAAAGAAGAAGTAGCTGAATACGATAAAGATTACTTCAATGATTTGTTCGAAGCTGTAGGCGCAGAAGAAACCGAAGATGGCGAAGATAAGCCAAAGACTAAATCTAAAGGCAAGAAATCGGAAAAAACTGCAGAATAACAGAATGAGGGGTGCGTATGCATCCCTCTTTTTTACTACAAAGGGGGCAATATGACACCTACTGATATTTGCAACATGGCTTTGTCATTAATCAATGGCGGTAGGATATACGGCCTTGACGAAGAAACAGAAACGGCTAGACAATGCAGATTGCACTACGATGCTACACGCCAGATGCTACTATCTCAATACGAATGGAATTTCGCACGTAAGCGTGAAGAGTGCGTGTTATCTGAACATAAGTTAGCTGGCTATGAATATGTATATGCGTATCCAGAAAAGTGCATCCGTATCCTTGGGGTAATTCCTAAAGGTGAACGATTTAGAACGGATAGACAAAAAGAATATGATGTATTTACCTTTGACGATAACACAAAGTACATAGTGAGTGATGTACCGCTTGCGTATATTGATTACGTGTACGATGTGCAAGATATAGATGTATTTAGTCCTGTATTCGTACAGGCCTTGAAGTCTAAAATGGGGGCAGAATTAGCCATGCCATTGACTGGTAATAGTGGTTTATTCGACCAATGCTACAAACTCTATCAAGCAGCAACGCAAGAAGCCAAGAGTTTGAGTGCTAAAGAACGTAGGCAAGATATGCCATATATTTCTAACTATGTAAAAGCAAGGAGTTGGTAATTATGAAACCAATGTACATTTCACAACTTGCGTTTACAACGGGAGAGATTTCACCAGATGTATCTAGGCGGTTTGACCTAGATCAATTCAAAAGTGCATTACTATTAGCAGAAAATGCAGTCATCAGACCTTATGGAGCGGTAGCAAGACGGCAAGGGTCAGAGTATATAGGGCAAGTTAAGAACAAAGATAAGTCTACACGGCTATTTGAATTTACAGCTGAAAAGAACAAATCATTCCTACTTGAAATCGGCGAACAGTACATCCGAGTATGGCGGAATGGTATTTACACAGGTATTGAATTACAGACACCATTTGAAAGCGATGTAGTCGATAAATTGAACTGCATCCAAAGTGGTGATGTCATGTTTATTTGTAGTGGCAAGTATCCTGTAAAAACACTATCTAGGTATTCTGATACAGACTGGCGATTTGATACATACAAACTATCAGAGCAACCATACGGCGAAGTCAACATAGACAAAGAAAGTACTGTAATCTTGAATGGCGATACCTTAACCGCCACAAAGGATGTATTCAATGCTGATATGGTTGGTTCAGTAATGCAGATTGAACATTTTGTTAAAGCAGTAAGCACCAGTAAAACTGGCGAAGTAATACAACGTACTGAATATGTTACACGTGAAAGACACGGCGGATATAGTAGACTTGTTGGTGAGGATTACAATAATATCAATTACGATGTAGAACAATTTAGTGCTGATGAGGATTTATCGTGGAAATTCACATCACATGGTACTTGGAATGGTACTGTTAAAATCCAAATCAGCAATGACAACGGCACTACATGGAAAGATTACAGGGTATATACATCCAACAATGACTACAATGTAACCGACACAGGCAAGGTTACACCTAGTGCTAAATTGAAAGTTGTATCTGATTTAAAAGGCGGTAGCGTTAATGTAGACCTATCATTCTTGCCACATTCTAATTATGGTGTAGTTGAAATCAAAGAATTTGTTGATAGCAAGCATGTTAAAGTAAATGTATTGAATAGCGTTGTAGATAACGAAGCCACCTCTAAATTCAGATTTGGACAATGGGGCAAAGGCCTTGGTTATCCTCGTGTATGCACGTTTTACCAAGACAGATTTATCCTAGCATCTAGTAATCAATATCCTAACTACATATGGTTTAGTCGCACAGGCGATTATTCAAACTTTGGTGTAGAAAAGGTAGGCGGTACGATTACAGATGATAGTGCAATCACGCTACCAGTAATCAACCGCAAAATGTATGACATTAGGCACTTGATACCTGCTAATGACTTATTGATTTTGACGAGTGGTAACGAATGGATTATAGATGGTTCTAAAACTATCACACCTACTAACTGCAATCTACGTACACAAACCCAACGTGGTGCATCAGAATGTGAGCCACAATACATAGGGAATAGATGTGTTTACGTGCAGGCTAGAGGGTGCGTAGTGCGTGATTTAGGATACTCATATGAAAGCGATAACTACACAGGGGCTGACTTAACACTATTCGTTAAGCATCTGACAAAGTATCGTAATTTCATTACAAGTGCTTATGCACAAGATCCAGATAGTATCGTTTACTACGTTACCGATGATGGCAATATCGATTGTCTAACTTACATTCCTGAGCAAAAGGTGTATGCATGGTCGCACTTCACCACAAAAGGCAAATACAAATACGCTGAGAGTGTAGCTGAGGGCGAGCAAGATAGTTTGTACGTAATCGTTGAACGTGAATTTAAAAGCGGTACAGTCATGTGTATTGAACGATTTGAGCCAATGTATAACGCTGATAACAACAATGTGTACATGGATTGTTACATTAGACAAACAAGTACAGAGAATATCAGTACTATCACAGTACCGCATCTAATTGGTGAGGATGTGCAAATCGTTGTTAATGGTAGGGAGCGGCCAATTAAGGAAGTACCACCTACGGCAATTATTAATATCGATGGTAAAGCACAAAGCGTAGCCGTTGGTATTAACTACACCACACGATTACGTATTCCGAGCATCGAAATGCAAATACAAGATGGTACGTTACAAGGCCGACAATTAACGATGAGTAGGTTATCGATGAACATCTTAAATTCATTTGGCGGTAAAGTTGGAAGAAACTTCAACCATATGGATGATATTTCATTACCGCCACTCAAGTTATATAGTGGCGATAAGGTATGTATATTGCCAAAATTCGATGGAGTGTACTCAACCGATGCATCTGTATGTATTTTGCACGAAAAACCTTATCCATTTAACCTTTTAAGCGTTACAAGAGAGATAGAAATAGGCGGTGGTTTTCCAAATGTTACAGGACTTTGATATTTGCCCTGTACGGCACACTTCATTAATTCATGACTTATATATCGACTTGAGGCCTATAGACACCTTAGAGGTCAATATAGCGAACCAAAATTTTCCAAATTATGGAAAAAATGATTTTGTGAGAGATATTTGTAGTGATGATTACGAAAACCACATTGTAATTGAGAATGATGTACCAATAGCCGTATATGGTATCTCAAAAAAGCCAATCAACGGAATGTACTGCATTTATTTCTTGGGGAACAAGATACTGGATACGAATTTGAAATTGCAAAAGGAATTTCTAAAACGAAGTAACGCAATCATAAAAGAGTGGATAACCACTCATGAATGTTTATTCAATTTCATACATAAAGAAAATAACCGCTCGAAGCGATGGCTAACATCACTAGGGGCGGTTATTCATTCTGATATTACACATAACGGAATGGAACTATTTACATTGAGAAAGGGGGATGTGAATGTGTAATCCTATTGCATTGATGGCAGGTCAATTGGTTACTACGTTATGGGGGCAACACCAACAAACTAAAGCACAAACTGCAATGTACAATGCACAGGCACAAGCAGCGGAAGCGAATGCACGTATATCTGATAGGAAACAACAGGATATTGCCAACCAAGCACTACAAGAGCGAGATAAGATGGACAATAAAATGCGGTTGATTGCGGGTCAGAATACGGCAGAAGCAGGCGCTACAGGGTTATCCATGAGTGGTACACCATTACAATTAATGGCTAGTAGCTACGATGAATACAACAAGGATATTAACAATTGGGAAACTAACAAGAATAACAGTATCTACAATGAATATCTTAATGGGGTTAATTATCGCAATGAAGCTAGTAGTGCAAGAGCAGCTGCATCTAATGCTAAAACGCAAGGGCGATTGCAAATGCTCGGCACTATCTTGAGTGGTGCATCTAGTATATATGGGATGAAACAACAATATGCAGGTGGTAAATACACAACTCAATATGGCGGTGATGTAAATGGTGTAACAGAAAGACCAGTTAAAACAGTTAAGAAAGTTTGGACTTTTAACGGCAGGTAACTATGAAATTAGTTAATTATGAACAAAATGAAAGATTGAATACAGTTAATGGTGAGTTTAGACCAACGATCAATGCGGAAGCATATGGTGTTAATCAAAACGGAATTAATACATTTGCAAAAGCATTGGATGATGCATCTAAAACTTGGCTTGAAATCGATAAACAAAAAGATTATATCAATGCTACAAATGCTATTAATGAATTTAATCAAAAAGTAACTGAATTAAAATTTGATAAAGATAAAGGGTTAATGTACCAAAAAGGTATGAATGCGCAAGGGATACTACCTACATACCTTGAAAGTACACAAAAATTTCAAAGCGAACTTGCTGCTAAATATAACTTACGTACAACTGATGCGGTAAACGCTTTCAATAAAGCGGTTGAAACATCAAAAACAAACGATTTAGATGGTATATCTAGGTACATGAGAGGTCAGTACGAGGATGCACTAAGCACTGCTACACAAAATCAAATCAATAACTTGAATAACAATCTGTTACAAACGAATGATGTTAATCAACAAATGAAAACATTAACATTAACAGGCGATTTAATAGAAGCAACTGGTAAACAATTAGGGCTTGATGATGAACAAATAGCATCTAAAAAACAACAAAACTATGATCTTAATGCTAAAACCTTATTAGATAAAACTGTTGCTGATAATAATTCAGAAACATTGGATAAGCAGTTGACTGCATTAACTGGGCTTGCTAGTGAGAATGTATTAACACCATACAGAAAAATGTACCAACAAATGGGTATAAACAAAATCGCTAACAATGAAAACGATTTCGGCGCAATTCGATTGGCTGCAGGCGATGATGTAAATCGTGGTATGGACATTATGGGTTCACGTATACGTTCGCAAATGGAAGCTAAGAATAAAGAAGCTATGCAGTCAGGTATTGGTGCTAATCAACATTTATGGAAATTAGCACAATATGCACATAACAAGTATGGTATCAATACAGAAATTGCATATAGGCAGTTGTATGCAGAGGGAACGCTTGGCGGTGAACTCAGTAGGCTGGCAAAAGAAAATCGTAACTATGCAGGATTAACTCAATCAGAGCCTAATGGAGAAGATAACAAACAACCAGATGGAACGAATTATTACAAAGTGTATAATTCCGATGAAGAGTTTGTGGATGATTGGATTGAACACTATATTAAACCGAATGGCGCAGTCAACGCACAGAGCATAGATGAATACGCTGACAAGTTAAAAGCAGGTGGATATTATGGCGCAGATGCAGGCCATTATAAAGAATTAATGCGCAATGCACCTATGACTAAAGGCGGTCAACCTGTTTATTCTGAAGATCAGATTGAAAAGGCGGTTAAACAAGGCCGTGAAAATTATAAAGGTTGGCTGACAATGCAAATGAACATCGAAGCCAAGCAAGCTAAAGATAGAATTACTGCAGCTAAAATTGTATATAACCAATTAATAGCAAAAGGCGATTATGTAGGTGCATCATCTTACGCACACGCACAAGCAGCAGGCGCACAGACCGATATGGAAAAGGAAGCGTGGAGTGGTACAGAAGCATCAATGCGACCTAAACTTGACTCTATGTATGAAAAAGGCCTTAAATTGAATGCAAAACAAAAGTTTGAGTTAAAGAAATATGCTGAAACTCATACATACGAAGAAACACTAGCGCACGCACAGAGAATGTACCCTGATAAAGTTGTTGATGATAGCTTTGATGGAGTGTTGCTCGAAGCGAACGATAACCGATTAAAGGCTAACAAAATTGATTTAACACCTTATGATAGCGAAATACAAAGTGCGTTGCCTGCTGACAAATCATTGCGTTCAAGTTTTGAATATGGTGTTAAACAAGAGATGTTAAGCCGTAAAGCTGACTTTGAAAGCAAACACGGCAGAGCGCCTACAGAAGCAGAAATGCATGATATATTTGAGGGCGCATTGGCAACACAAACATTACGAAGTACGGAAAAACCATATTTCGGTGATGGTGATGATTATAGCGCACCTATTAGCGCAGCAAGCAATAGAGCGATGGGTATTGTGCATGTTGAACCTGTTGGCAACCACTATGTGCGTGTAACATATCAAGATGGCTCAACAAGAGATATTTACGAAAGCGTGTATAACAACATGCAAAGAAGATATAACGATAACGGAGATTAAAAATGGCTAAACAAACACTTGAACAAGAACGGCAAGAAGCACTAGCTGTACAGAATGGCTATGTTAAAACATCACCATCTTTTAGTGCTAGTGCTGGTGTTCAGTCTAAACCTACTGGCGGTTTTACTGAAGTGGGTAATGCAATAGGTGCAGGGATAGATACAACGGCACAAGTAGTTGATAATGCTATTAATGCAATTAAGGCTATTGCAAACACACCACGCACAATGGAAGAAACTAATGCTGATGGTACAACTACATATTATCCGTTTGGTAAAGCTGACAATCCATACCAAGGTTTAGAACCACTAGGACAGTCATTACAAAAAGTACTTCCTACAAGTGTTGTTAGTAATACGGATAGATTGTTTCTATACAATAACGATACCTTACGTTATAACGAAGCAGTTAGAATGGGGAAAGTATTAGATATTGACCCTGATGTAATTATGCGTGGTGATGATAAAGCATTTGAACGTGCTGATTACTTATCAAGACGAGTTGAACGTGGCGCAGTATTACAAGATATATACGATGAATTTCCTGAACTATATAAAGTAAAATATGGTTCACAAGCGGAACAATTACAAGCAATCAACAATCTACAATCAATTCGTGCTACGAAATCTACGTTCGATGCAATTCAACAAGGTATTTGGTCAATGAACGATCAGATGAAGTTAGGTGATGTTGGATTTGAATTGGCACATACAAAAGACCCTGAACGTATTAACGAATTAACATCAGAAATGGAACGCTTGCAAAATAACTTGCGCAACTACCGAACACCTGACGGAACTAATCCATTACAAGAAGTATTCGGACAAACGGCAGCACAAGCATACATGATGGGTAAACAAGGTGGTACAGGTGCAATCATAGGCGGTGCAATCGGTGCGGTAATTGGCGGTTTAACTACCGATGGTGTAGGTATAGGCGCAGGTGCAGTAACTGGTGCTAAATGGGGTGGCGGTGCTGACATGGCATATGAAATGTACAAAATGTCATTCGGTAACAAATACCTTGAACTCATTAATAAACGTGATGCAAATGGTAATAAAGTATACTCTAATGATGAAGCCTATAAATACGCTATGACATATGCTGCAGTTGATACAGGTATTGAAATGGCATCTACACGTTTCATGATTAAAGGTGTAGGTAAAGTAGCGCCTAAAGCAGTTATGTCAAAAGTATTACAAGGTGCTACAAGTGATACAATCGCAACATTTAATAGGGGCATTGGCACTACTGTTGCACAAATGGCCAAAGCATCTGTTAAGGCTGGCGGTTCTGAATTAGTTGAAGAGGGATTGCAAGACATTAACGAGAAATTCCAACATAACCTATACCGTAATGCTAATGACCCAGAGGGTGTATATTCCATAGGTGATATGGCGGTAGGTGCAGGCGGTGCAATGCTGCAAGCCTTACCAGCCGTTATTGGTTTGGGTGCAATTGGTGGCGGTGTGAGTGGAATCCACACTATGAAAGCCTTTCACGAATTTCAAAAGCTAACACCAGAAGAGCAACAACAAGCAATCATGGCAGAACAAAATCGAAATGGTACTGCTATTATGCAAGCATTAAAACAAGATGCAGCATCAAACAAAATGGCAAAAGAAAACCCTGAGTTGTACGGAAAAATTGTACAAGCACAGGGCGATAATGTAGGTGTATCTACTGCATATGTAAATGTAAACGAAATGGCAGAAACTGAAGAGGGTCAACAAGCCATTAAAAATATGATTGATAGCGGTTTGGTAACACAAGAGGAAGTATCTAAGAGCATTGAAGCTAACGCAGATATTCCTGTTCCAATTGGGAAGTATGCGCAATTAAGCGGTGGCTTGACGGAAGAAACTGTAAAGGCCCTAGAAGAAAGTACTTACTTTACTCGTGGCGGTATGTCTATGAAAACCCTTGAACGTGCAAAAGCGGAAGTGGAAGCCTTTAACAATAACCTAGTTGATGCAACAGAAAAGAAAGCACAACGAGTTAAAGAAAGCATTATCCATGATGAATTTGAAGATGCAAGCGATGTAGATCGTGAAGTACTAGACCAAGTATTTGCTAATCCTACGCAGGTTAAGCAAGCATACAATAACTTGTACAAAAACCTAGTGCAAGAGTATCGTGAAAACTACGCAAGCGACTTTGACAACATGGACAATGATATTAAAGAAGCTACGGCAAGTGGTGTAGAGCCACAATGGTTGACTGATTATAAATCTAGCAATGGTGGTAAAACACCACGCACTAACGCAGAACGTAGACGTGCAGCGTTTCATTCAAGCGTAGCAAAAGCACAAACTGCATTCGCTGACAATGCGGAAGCACTTAATCAAAGCAATATCCATCATGCTGATATGGAACATACGCTACAACAAATTGAAAGCCTTGAACGCTTGCACGATAAGATTTTTACATTAGCCGATAATGATATAGCGTTACGAATGCAATTATCCAAGAGTGGCTATGATGTGTACAACAAAGTAGTTAAAGCGATTGGTGAAAGCACAGATAGAAAACAACGTGAAACGGCAAAAGCTAATGCGTTGTTAATGGCACAACATGCTGATGTAATGGCACAATATATGCGACAAATGGGCAAAGGCGGTTATACCGCTATGGATTATTTCCGTGATAGTGTGCGAATCAACATGGATGCTATCTTCAATGGTGAAGATGGTTATAAACAACCATTTAATTACAACATTGATTTGAGTAAAAAAGTACCAGTAGTTAATTTAAATAAGTATATTAAAAACTCAAAAGGCATGAGTTTGAATGATGTGAAATCTTATGTAAGTAGTTTAATAGGCGATTATAAAGCATATGATAAAAGCAAAATCAAAATATTAAACAGTAAGGTTAAACATATAGCTAAAGGAAGCCACATATTAACACCAAGTGAAATTACTGATAGAAATGTTGCGATTAAAGGATTAAAAGATTTAATTGAACATTCTGTACTAATAGATACAGAAATGAACACAAAAAAATCAAAGAAAAAGAATGTTGAGTTATATCATAATTTCTACGTTCCTGTAGAATTAAAAGGAAAATATTTTGTTATTAGGCTAACTGCAGAGCAAGGTTTGAACGAAATAAGGTTTTCGCCGAATGATTTCAATTTGTATGAAATTATACTTGATAACAAAAATAGCAGGATTACTGCTGCTGCTGTACATAAAGGTACAGGTAGTCAGACCAGTAATCCTGCTTCTACGGTTACTATATATGAAATGATGAAAAATGTCAATGATAGACATGGAAATCCTTACATCGATGCACAAGGAGACGCAGTTTATCATCAATCAGCATGGCATGGTTCACCACATGACTTTGATGAATTTGATTTAGGTGCTATTGGTACTGGTGAGGGCAACCAAGTACATGGTTGGGGTTTGTATTTTGCTAAAGATAAGAAAGTGTCTGATTTATATAGACGTGAATTATCCTTAATCCATGACGTTGATAAAGGCACATTATTTAAAGTTGATGTGCCAGATACTAAAGAAATGATTGATGAACAACAATCATTAAATATTTTAAGTAAAGAAACAAAACAAAATCTAAATGCAGCAATTAATGCATTGCCAGAACAAGAAAAAGAAGTATTTATCAACGAATATACAAACAGCCCTTTATTTAACCATTATGCAAAAAAAGAAATTGATGAGTTAGGAAGTAAGTTTGAACAACTAGATAATGAATACCGTTTACTCAAAGATGAATACCTTGATAAATTTCTTAAAGAAGATCTTAACAAGATTACACAAAGAAACCTAAATAGATTGTCCGAAAAATATAATATTGATTTAAAGGCATTAAAAGAAAACCCCAATAGTATAAAAGATATAAAAAATCAACTAGATACTATGTGGTTTAATGCTTTTACAGAATATGGTATGGCTAGTAAAAAGTATAGGGAAATTTATTGGGGTAAGTATAAAGAAGATTTTTCTGCACTATTAAATGATAGTGGTATAAATGGTAGAGATTTTTATCTGGCATTATCTAAAGCCTTAGGGGGTGCAAAAAAAGCATCAGAACATCTTAATGAGTATGGCGTTAAAGGCATTACTTATGTTGGAGAACAAGACGGACGATGCTATGTAGTGTTCGATGATAAAGCAATTAAAGTCATTGAAAAGTATAACCAATCTATAAACGGCATGACCGAAATCATGAAAGATGGTGAACGCATTATCAGCATTTTCAAAACTGCAGATAGAAGTACATTCTTACACGAAATGGGTCATGTATTCTTTGATGATATTCAAAAACTAGCATCAATGGACAATGCACCTAGTCAACTTGTAACGGATTGGAACAAGTTGAAAGAGTGGAGCGGTTGGGTTGATGGCGAAAACGTAGATAACACCAAAGCACACGAGAAATTCGCACGAGGTTGGGAAAGCTACTTACGAAGTGGTGAAGCACCAACAAAAGGACTACAACGAGTATTCCGTCAATTCTCTAAATGGTTAACTCGTATTTATCGTAGTGTTCAACGATTAGGTGGTGAAGTACCATCTGACATTAAAGATATAATGGCACGCATGATAGCTACGCAAGATGATATTGAAAACTACGCACATGAGCAAGCATTAGAACAATTTGAAAATACAAAATTGTATCAACAGTTGAGCGAAAGCGAACAAGCACGAGTGCAAGGATACATTGCTGACATTAAAGAAAAAGCTAAAGAACGTGTAATGCGTAAGTACATGAAAGAGTTAGACAATCGACCTATTAAAGAATGGGAAGAAGTGAAAGACAATGTACAAGTTGCAATCGAAAAGCGTTTAATAGAAGAATATCCTATCTATAAAGAACATCAACGATATCTTGCAATTGGCGATGCAGCGTTGGTTAATACTCAATACGGCAACATCGAAAACCTAAAAAAAGCAGAAATAGAAGAAACAGGGGCCACCTTTGAAGATGCTATTAAGCAAGAGATGGAACACGCAAGATCCGAATTTGTTGAGGTCAACAATATCGGAAAATCCAATGAGCAAATAGCGGAAGAAATGCTATTATCTAACCAAGGTCAAATGGCACTTACAGAAGAAGAGGCTAAACTTATTAAGCAATATACTAATAAGGATTTGGCTAACAATTGGCAACTATTGGATAAATTGCAGCGGTTAGACCCTAATAGAGAAAATCTTGATGCGGAACTAGCACCGATTGAAAAGGCAATTACTAAAGCGGAACAAATCAAACAGGATAATGCAAAAGTAGCTAAAGAATTGAACTCTACTTCTAAGGAACTCGACAAAGCCGAAGATAAAATAGAGAAATTGAAAGCACAGTTACAAGAACGTATTAATGCTGTTCGTGCAATCCGTGATGGTGGATTTGGCACTATTCCTAAATACATGAATAAGGCCCGTGCTGAATTAGGTGATTTGACATTGGCACAAGCGAGCCAATATAAGAAATACCAAAATCAAGCAATCAGAGATGGTAAGAATGCAGATAGAGCATTAGCCGTTAATAAGGTAGAGGAAGCATTAGAGCATAAACAATCTCAAATGATGAATCAAGCAAGGGCTAGAGTGGCATTTGAAAATCAACAACATATCAAGAAATTACGTACTAAATTGTTAGAACAAAATGCACGCATTACTCGTGCGAAAAACCCTGTAATGCTAGACCCTCAATTGCGGTACTTCTATACTCATATGATGTACCAAATGGGGTTGATTAAGCGTGACGGATTGATGCCTACAGATGGATTTGATGAAACGGTTATTACTAATCGACTTGACCCAGACGCAGGTATAGCAGGATTCAATACATTAATTAGTATGGATGATACTGTAAGCGGTATTTTTAATGCTAAATCACCTCGTACATTCGTTACCTTAACCGTTAATGAATTGAACATGCTCGAAGAATTAATGACTGGCATGTATCAAAACGGACGTAGAGAATATGAGCATAATAGCTTTTTAACCGAAAACGGCAATCCTTTATCTATTGATCATGTAGAACGTGATATCCTTGATAAGGCTATTGAAACATTTGGCGAAGTAGAAGAAAGCACTTTCAACATTGAAAATAGCAAGACTACTAAAAACGCTATATTCAATAAGGTGGCTAACTTCGTTGAATCGTTACAACAAATCAAAACCATCTTGCGCCGTTTAGATGGTGGCAAGGGTGGCCCTGCTGAAATGTATATCTACGACACTATTAACCGTGCACGGCAACATTTCAACGAACGTCTTGAAAGTGAAACGATGCGCCTAGCTAAAAACGTAGCATTATATTCTCGTAAAGAACTCTATAAAATCCGTAACGAACGAGGCTATCAAGTAGGGGACGCAAGAAACCTCACTAAAGAGCAAGTTATGGCCCTGGCCTTGAATTGGGGGACAGAACGTAATAGACAACGTGCTATAGAGACCGTAAAAGCCAATGAGGTTGAAATAGAACGACTATTCCAAGACGTACTCGATGATAGAGACTGGGAATTTATTATCCGTGAATGGGAGCAAATCAACTCATTTTATCCAGAACGTAGTGCAGTACAAGAACGCATGACAGGTAATCCATTAAAGAAAGAAGAAGGAATTACATTTAGAATCGGCGGACGTACCATAGAGGGGCAATATTACCCTATAATGTACGACCCTAAGACTAGCGGTAAATCTTCTAATCATGAAATGGAAGATATAGCACAATCATTCATGAGTAGTAATGCTACCTTTGGTTATGGCATGAGTGCTACTAAATCACGTCTTGACAAGGTGAAAGATAAACAATTGTTATTGTCTTTAGATGTAATACCTCGTGCAATTACAGAAAGCATCAATCACATTGCGATGCGTGAGGCGGTTACGGATGTAAATACGTTAATTAATCGTAAAGAATTTGCGGACTATATTACAAATAAACTCGGTGCTAGTGAGTACCAATACTTACGCCAATGGGTACGAGACCAATGGACAACGGAAGTATCTCGGTTAACCGAATTTGACAATATGATGCAAACGATTAAGCGTAATATCTCATCTGCTGTTATGGCAGGCAAGGCAAGTGTAGCTATCCAAAACGTGGCGAATATTCCTGTGGCTATGGAACAATTAGGCGCAGCAAGAGTAATGCGTGCGTTATATCGTGCAGGTGTAGGCGTATATGGCCGAGGTTCTGGACGGTATAACGAAACTTATGAATTCGTATTAGGAAAATCCGTAATGCTCCGTGAGCGTGCACAAACACTTGATAAGGATATGCGTAGAGGTTTAGAAATCGGCGGTAAAGGATTTACGATTGATGGTAAATCTGTAGGCGGTTACACCATGGAACAATTAGGCGAGGCCCGTGATGCTATTAATAGTTGGGGTTACAGTCTACTTTCTGAAACGGATCTAATGCTTTCTGTTCCAATTTGGAAAGATGTATACGATGTGGAATATTCTAAACTTGTACAAAAAGAGGGTATATCTTTAGAGTGGGCAGACCAACGAGCAATTGAACTAGCTGATAAGGCTATCATTGATATATTTGGTAGTGGTGATATTAAAGACCAAGCAGGCATACAACGTAACAAAGGGACTATCGCTAATTTTGCGACTACGTTCTACACGTATGCTGGCACACTATGGAATATGCAACTTGACGGATTCTATGCATTTAAAGATAGAGGGGATTTCAAGAAATTCGCTCGTGTAATCTTCTATGACCTATTTATGCAAGCTGTAATCATGGTTATATATAATAATCTCTTTGGTAGCGATGATGACGATGACCCTACAAAAGTAGCTAAGTCATTAACTAAAGAATTTGTAAATCAAAGCGTCATGGGCGTACCGTTCGTGCGTGAGGGTATCACACAAGCTATGAATAGAATGTTAGGCGAAAAGGTATACAATCGTGGAACGTCGCCGTTATCCTATGCGGTAATCGATAAAATCGATGATATATTTACTGCTGTGAATAGTAGTAAAAAGGATTGGACGGACGTAGGACGTGCAGGACTACAATTTGCCAATTCTATGACAGGGTTAAGCAATACACTAACCGATGGCGTCATGACAATTGCAAAATACGGTTTAACGGATATAGATGCAGAGCTCGAAGATTTGCTATATTCCGTCATCTTTGATAAACGATTGAAATCTAAGAAAGAAAAACAAAAGGAAAAAAAGCAAAATAAGCATTAATAAATAAGGACTACTCAATTATGGGTAGTCCTATTTAATTAGAAAAGGAGTACATATGATACCAGAAGTCAAAAAACCTAGTGTAGTTTATCAATGTGATGGAGCGAACAAGAAATGGATATGGCCGTATGACTTTTACA